CGTCCGGCACGGCGGTCGTGCAGGCGACCGACGCGCAGTCGCCCGTCGTCGTCGGCAAGGGCGCCGAGGCCGGTGAGCGTGTGGTGGTGGTGATGATGCCGCTGGCGGTCGACGACTGACCGGCAGACCGACACAACCGGCCGCGGGCACGTTGCCCCGGCCGGCGGAACGAGAACCCCGAGCGAGGAAACGAGAGATGACCCGGACGATCCTGATCGAGCAGGCCACCGACGACGGCTACGACGCCGCGGAGGTGTGCGAATTCAGACTCCCCGGCGACGGCACCGTCGAACTGGTCACCGGCGACGGCTACGAGCGGCTGGCCTTCCCGGCGTCGGTGGCGGCCGACACCGAGGAACTGGCCCGCCTCGTCTGCGAGGAGGTGGCGGACGGCGACACCTCGATCTTCGACCCCGACAAGCCGGTGATCCTGACCGAGCGCTGATGACCCCCGAGCCGGCGCCTCCTGCCAGCGAGGAGGCGTCGAGTCGGCGGCCACCGTGGCCCCGTGGATGGAAACCCTGACCCCGACCGAGGAGACGCGACGATGCACCGATTGATGACCATCCTGACGCGCCCGAGCCGCCCGAGCCGCGAGGCTCAACTGGAAGCGGCCATGCGGCGTGTCGTGCGGACGCACGCGCTCGCCATGTGGGCGAACGAGGCGGCCGATCACGCTACATACGAAGCCCTCGCGAACGATCGAGACGACGCGATCGAGGCGGCGGCCGATCTTCTGGGAGGTGCCGCATGAACACGAAGGCGCAGTACAGGCAGGTCCGCGTGGAGTACGACGCAGCCGGCGGCCACCTCCACGCATGGACGAGCGGCACCGGGCGATTCTGGATGCTGGTCGATCAGGCAGCCACCGAGGAGCAGATTCGGGCCGCGGCGGAAGCCGAGGCGATCCAGCGGGCACGGCGGAACATCGAGCACAACGCGACCGTGTCGGACGTTCGCATCATAGGTTGACGGACACTTTGCCGATGCTAGGATAGACGACAGAACGACACCGTAGCCACCGTGGCCCGGTGCGTGGAAACGAGACGAGAACCCGAGTGGAGGAACGCGACGATGGGATACGTGAAGCAAGCAATGATCGAGGTGCAGGAGGCCGGTTGCCTCTGGCTGGACGATGCCGTGATCGACCGGCTGCGCGATGCCGGCCACAAGCCGCAGACGCAGCGAGTGATCGTGGAGGGCTACCGCGGGCCGGTTGAACTGGATGCACTGCCGGCATCTGAGGGGCTGCGTCTCATGCCGCTACTGACCGGCGACGATCGCGAGGCGATCGCGGATGCCTTGGCTGAAATGCTGTGACCCGCCCCGGCTCGTTGCCGCGGCGGTGCGATTAGAGGATGATCACCAGACCCCCGGACGGGGGAACGAGAGGAGAGCGACGATGGCGATCAACTGGCCCGAGGGCGACGATCTGGCGGCGGCGAGCCGCCGCGGTGATCTGATCCGAGAGATGATGCGCGAGCGTGGATACACCGACCCCACGTCGATCGTCGAGGACATTCTCGCGAGCGTGGCAGTCGAGGAGCGGCGCGAGCGGACGGAGTGGGAGGAGCGTCACCGCGGCGACTTGCGCGGCAGAACACTGCGGACGCTCACGCCGCGCGACGTGGCCGAAACCGCCGAGTGCAACGTCCGCATCATGTTGGAGATCGCGGACGAGAAGGCGACGGCCTGACCGCCCCCCCCGCAACCCCCGGCCGGCGAAACGCTGGCACGGGGGCGACGGGCGGGCCGGCGTGGCCCGGAGCGTGGAAACCCTAGAGACGAGGAGAGCGACGATGATCACCGTGTACTACTGCCGCGACGGCGGCGCGACGATGAACAACCCGTGGCCGAATCAGATGGGCTGCGGGCCGTTCCCAACCGCAGACGAGGCCGAGGCGGCCATGCTGGCGAAAGTGCCCGAGGGCCAGCCCGACATCACCAGCATCGACGCCACCGACGCCGTCGAGCAGTGGCGGGTAGCGGCTGGGGAGGCCGGCGACGATGCGATGGACGAGACGTGCGATCGGACGCTGGACGGCGACCCCGCCGCCCTGTCCGCGTGGTGCCGATGCGAGCGCGGGGCCGATGCCTCGTTCTCACTGTGACCCAACAACCAGCCGGCCCCGGCCGGAGAAACGAGAAGGAGAGATGCGATGGAGACGACGACGAGACGATGGGTGAAGAGCGAGGCCGCCGGCCACGGTGCCGGTGCGCTGCTGCTCGATGCTCCGGTCGGACACTGGTCGGTGCGGCGGGCGAACGGACGCCGCTGGGTGGCGGCGCTCGTGAAAAACGGCGTCGCGGTCTGGTCGCGTGAGTTTCTGACCAGACGCGAGGCGATGGAGTTTGCCGAGGCTGATGCCGCAGCGTGAGAAACAGGGATCATTCAACCAGCCGGCCCCGGCCGGCGAAACATGAGGAGAGAGACGATGACATACACCAAATGCAACGTGCTGAATCACACGGTCGAGTTCAAACTGATCCCGACCAGCGGGTACATATCGGTCGGCGTGGACGGCCGACTGATCGGCAATCACCAGACCGTCAGGCTGGCGATGTTCGAGGCGGCCGAGCATGTGCGTGTGATTGAGAACCAGCACGCGCGGCCGGCGATCCCCGAGGAGACTTGGGCAGCGGTCGAGCAGTGGGCGACCATCAATGGATGACCCCGCCCCGTGGCAACCAGTGTTCAATTTCACCCTGCCGCCCCGAGCGGCGAAACCGGAGGATATGAGCGATGACTACCGTACTGATCGGCAATGAAAAGAAGCGTGTGATCCACTTCGGCAAACGTAACCGCATTGCGGTGACGTTCACCCGGAATGGACAGTTGTGGCACGCGCACGCAGCGCTGCTGCCGACGCCGCACCGGAACATCCGGGTGGCGCGACAGATCGTGGCGAGGCGGCTGGCGAAGTTGGGCAAGGGTCCGGCCGCGTGAGCCGGATCGCGGAAACCAGAACCAGCCGCCCCGTGCGGCGAAACGAGGAGAGCGACGATGATCTACTGGATTCTGTCCGACGTTGGCGTGAAGCACGCTCGCCGGCACGACGGCGACTGGGAGCCGCTCGACCGCCGGCATCCGGCGAGCGACGACGTGGAGCGGTTCCACCGCTACCGGGACGCGGTGGCGAAGGCGAAGAAACTGCGGAAGCAGGACTGCCACTGCAAGCCCCTGAAGCAGGAAGGCGTCGTGCTCTTCTGGAGGCTGCCCGAGCGGTCTGGCGAGAGCGACATGGCCGAGGTGATCGAGTTCCGGTCCCGCCGGCAGGCCGCGGCGTGGACGAAGCGGGCGATCGCCGAGGGCTGCGAGGTGATTGAGTGCAAGGGGACGGCGAAACGAGAGGTGACGAAATGACCAACCGCATCACGCCGTATCAGTCCGGCTGGCTCACCTTCCTCGTCGATGCCGGGATTGCGACCCGGCTCGAGGCCGAGGACGCGATGGGCCGCGTGGCGCAGGCGGCGATCGAGGAGATGGATCGCCGGCGGAAACTGAAACGCCGGCAGAAACGCTCACGGCGACGGCGCCGCGAGGACGATTAGACGGCAGGAGCGTACAACGCTAGGCTACTGACCCCGCCATCGGCGGTGGGTCGGCTCATCGCCGGCCCCCGGCCGTGGCAACCAGAGGAGGCGCGAGATGTGGATTGTGAAGGCGTATCGAGGGATGAACGACGGCAAACCGCTCGCCGTCGTGGCCGAGGTCGAGGCGGTGCAGCACGGCGAGCAGACGCTCTACCGGCATCCGAGTTCGGGGCGCGTCGAGCCGCTCTACGACTGGATGGGAGAGCGTGTCGTCGAGACCCGGGACGAGGCCGTCGGCCTCGTCGAGACGATGCTCGACGGGTTCGCGGCCGAGTACGCGGCTAACTGCCGCGAGGTGGTCGAGAGGTTGCGTGCGGAGGGGGTGGTGGCGGTATGATCGTCGTCGTTCGTGACACTTGGCGGGCCGTGCTCGTCGTGGTCGTCGCCGTGCTGCTCCGCGAGGTCTTCGCGGAGCGGCCGGCGGCCCCCGCCCCGACCGTGGCAACCAGTGCGTGGCAGCCGACCCCGACCGTGGCAACCGGCTGGCCGGTGCAGCAGATCGTGGTCGAGCAGCCGCCGGCACGGCCGCTGCGAAGGATCGGTGAGGCTTTCGTGGACTTGGGTGACGCAGTGATAGGAGCGGTGCGACGATGAAGATTGACACAGACGACTACCTGACGATCGAAGAGACGATGGAGGCGATCGGCTGCTCGATGCGGTCGGTCTACCGAGCCATCGACGCGGCGGCGGCCGACGGGATCACGGTCGACACATTCATCTTCGGCAAGCGGCTCGTCATGCGGAAGATGCTCGACGCCGTCAGGGCGCGGTACTTCCCATTCGGCAGCAAGCGGCGGAGCGAGATGGCGGTCGAGTGCGGCCAGCGCGGCGGCCTGACGAAGGCGGCGAACGCTCGCCGGCGGGCGAGGCAGGCGGACTAGCCTTCGCTGCGCGTCTTCTGCGAGTGGCAGGTGCGGCAGAGCAACTGGAGGCCAGAGATCGGAGTCGCCTCCGCAGCCTCGTCAGTCGGCTTCCTTGAGATGTGATCGATATGCCCGTCCCCCGCCTGATGAATCAGTTTCCCACAAGCCCGGCAAAGCCCGCCGTCGCGGGCGATCACGGCGAGCCGCACGCGCTGCCATGCCGCGGACCCGTACCCTCGGCGCGTCGAGTTGGGGCGGGCGTCGTCGACACGCTTCGGCATCCACGGGGGCCGGTACGTGGGAACGCGATGCGGCATCAGGCTCTCGCCTCCTGCGACCAGCCGGCCATGAGCACGCGGTGGGCCTCGTTCTCGAGCCACCAGTCGATCACGAGGCGGATGATGAGGTTCGCGAGCGCCGACAGGAGGAACACGGCGACGACGCTCCCGTACCGCTCGCGGAGACGCACCGACATCCTCGCCCGTAGCACCTCCTCGATCCGGTCGACTTGGCAGCCGACCGGCCACTCCTCCACGATCTGCTCGACGAGGCGGTCGCGGAGCGGCCCGTGGAGCGCCAGCCGCATCGAGCCACGACGCAGAATGAACGCCTTCAGCGGACCGTATTTCGTGGCGGCCATCCGGGCCTCCCTTCGGTAGGGGCGGTGGCCTTCTTGGCCTTGCACTTGCACGTCTCGGGGCAGCGGCAGGAGACGTCGGCGAGGCCGTCGCCGGACTTCTCGACCCCCGTACCGTTGCACCGGCATCCGGCCTCGCACCCGTCCGTGGGAACCGGAGCGGGCGCTGCGGCGGCGGCCTCGGCGATTCCGTATGCCCCGGCCGTGGCAACCAGAGGCTGAAGGTTCACCCTCGGCGCCACCGGCAGGCGAGGCGTGCAGGAGAGGGGCAGGGCGGCGGCGGTCGTGAGAAGGATCACGCCGGCGACGTCGGCGACGAGGTCGGTCCTCATACGTTGCCCTCCGCTCCGTAAGACCTTAGTGTCCGCGGCGGCCACCCCGCCACGCTCGAGAGTGCGATGACCTGACCGCGCATGAGCACGGACGCCTTCGTCCAGTAGGCGCCTTCGGGGATCAGGAGGGGTGTACCACGGACGGTACGTGGACCGGAGTTGAAGCGGCCCCAAGAGTTCTGAACGAGTGCCAGCGGCTCGCCGTAGATCGCGATCGTCTCAGGGCGATCATCGAAGCCGACGATCCCTTGAGCGTGGGGCCACGAGCCAACGACGACCGGCGAGAAGCCGTTCTCGTCGCGCTTCTTCGACCACGCGAGGCCCGAGCAGAAGTAGCAGCCATAGCCCGCCCACAACATATCGCGCATGCCTTCGACGCTCTTCACGAACGTCGCGGTGCGGACGAGATGCTGGCGGCCGAAGTCGCGGATGGAGTCGGGGGGCTTGCGGGCGCCCCACTTGCCGGCGAGGCGGCCGTCATACTGCGTGAGGTCGAAGCCGAACTGTTGGTAGTTCTGCCGCAGCCAGATGCCGCATTCGGTCGTGATCGCACGAGCCGCGCCGCTGCACGTCCAGCCTTCCGAATCCCAGCCACGCCACCAGTAGGCGGCCTCGCTCGCGAGGACGCAGTTCTTGATTCCTGCGTCCGAGACGTCCGGCTTCCCTTCGATGGCGCCGGTGACCTCGTCGGGTCTGCCGTCGAGGAGTTCAGTTGTCCACGTCAGCAGCGCGGCTCTCAACAAGGCCCATGAGACGCAGTCGCCGCGGTCTTGCGGTGGCCCCGGCCAGCACCCGGGCCACGTTCGCAGGACGTCCTCCCAGCGGGAGATCAGGAGTCCCTTGCCTTTGTCGGCAAACTCCCACTCGTGGGCGACGTGATCGCCGTCCGGGTCGCCGCCGTGGCGGATGATCGAATCGACGGCGAGTTCGTCTTCGCGCGGGTCGATCCACGCACCGCGCAAGCCTCGTTCGTACTCGAGGACTGGGTCGAAGTCACTCATCGCGGCGAATCCCGAACGACCATGAGAGCGCTTGGCACGCCGCAATCAGTTTCGCCCGGGGGTCCGCCGTGACCGGCTTCGACTCCGGCCCGTTCGCGTTGACGAACACGAGGTCGATCGCCTTGTCGAGGCCGGGGTACTTGCCGACATTCTGCTTGTCGATCGACAGACGCAGGGAGTTCGCATGGAACGCCGCGAACTGGTCAGTCGTGCCGATGATCGGGCGATCGCGCTGGCCGTCACGCAGGAGCACGTAACTCATCGCGTCGTAGAGTTGGGCGAGGTACAGGCGGTCGGCCGGCATCATCTGCGGCAGGATCGGAACCAGCGGCTCTGCCCACTTGAGCAGGGCTGCATCCGGCTTCGTCACGGCGGAGTCAGGCACGTCAGCCGGCGGCCACGCGAGGTCGAGGATGGAGCCTTTCCACGCGAAGAACAGGATCACGACGGCCACGATCAGCCTCATCGGGATGGCGAGTTTCATTTGTCAGACCCGTCCACGAGGCCGAGGGTGAGGACGTCGATGGCCTTCTTGCGGTCGTCGTCGAGCGTGTTGGTAGCCCGCAGTCGCAGCCGCACGTTCGCAAGGGCGACGATCGCCTCCTTGTAGGAAGGCCCGACGAGCGGAGCCGGAGCGTGGTCGCCGTCATCCGACCCGATCCACCCGACGACGGTCTCGAAGACCGAGACGATCTGCGGCCAGAGCGCCACGACCACCGCGATCGCCACGGCGATGTACTGCATCGTCGTCATTCGACCCCTCCGGCGATCTTCGCGTAGGCCCACTCGAAGGCCGCCTTCCCCTCAGGCGTCCGCAGGACCGCCTCGACGTGCCGGAGCGTCTCGTCGTCGAGCGACGTCGTGCTCTTGCCGGCGGCCCATTGCAGCGTCTTCACGATCGCCACGGCCTGCTCGTGCGGCGACTGCGCACTGCCGATGACCTGAAGTTGCGCAAGAAGCGGCGCCCACTCCGCAAGCAGTTTCAGGCGGTCGAGCAGCGGGAACCCGGCACCGTAGATTTCCTCTTCATTTCCTTCCATCACGAGCCTCCCTTGCTCCGTACAGAAACCGGATATATGCGGGCGAAAGCGTCCGCGGCGTGCTGGTCAGAGCGCCCCAATGAACGGGCGGCGGGTCCGATACCTTCGCCATGAGCGGAGGCGAGTCATCGCCGCCTCTCGCAACGAAGTCCCGCTCGTCGAGTTGTTCATCCGGCTGCGCCATGCGTCGCGTAGTTCATGAGGTCGTAGCAGTCGTTGAAGACGCATTCCCCGATGTCCCGCAGTTCACGCCGCGGGGCTGGGGTGTCGAACTTCCACGTCTCCTGATCCACGACGTTCGCGCCGTTTGTCAGCGTGAGCGTCGCGGACTTCTGGGTCAGTACGAGGCGGACCTCCGTCACAGTTGTCGCCTCCTGTGGTCTACTCCAGTCTACCACGCGGAGGCCCGGCCAGACGTGACTCCCGCTCATCGGGAGTCCACCCCGCTCGAATCCTCGCACACGCCGCACGGATCGTTTTCTCGTCCGGTTCGTACAGATCGACCTCCGGCCGCTCGCCCAGACCCATGCTCGCCGCGAGCGCGGAGACCTGTTCCTCGCTCATCACCAACTCATCGGCGATCTCCTCGATCGTCGAGTCGCCCGACCAGAGCATGCGCAGTCGCCGCTTGAGATTGGCCGCCGCCTTCGAGGCCGCCAACTCCTCCGGCGTCATCCTGCGTCGCGGTGATCCGACCATGCTCAGATAGCCACATAGCGGCAGCCGGGGTTCAGGTACATCTGGTAGCCCGCCTCACGCATGGCACGATGGTGGGCGACGTGCTCGCAGTCCCCGCCGACGTACCCGCCTCGCAGGAACGCCTCGGTCCAGTACACCGCGAGGCCGCCGAACGCCGAGTACATCGGGATCGGGTGCGACCCCACGGGCGGAAGGAGCCAGTGGAACCACTCCATGCCGACCTCCTCGCGGCGGTCCCGCCAATCGTTGAGCCGGGCCGCCCATGCGTCGTAGCCCAAGACCTTCGCGACGCCGCGGCCGTGCTGGTGCCGCATGACCGAGTAGGACGCCATGCCGCCGGCCTTCAGCGGGTCTTGTCTGGTCGAGAGCCGCCCCAGCCACCCGATCGAATTGAAGACGCCGTCGACGCTGAACCCGACGGCGGGGTCGCAGTCCAAGACGATCGTCCACGCCGTCTTCGGCGCCTCGTCGCGGACGTACCGCAGGCACTCGTTGCGGCAGTAGGCGAGGCGGTTCGTGCGGTCGGCCCCGAACCCGCGGATGTCCTCGCCGCCGAGCGTCTCGTGGTCGACAACCACGCCGAACGTCTCCCGGGCATATTCGTCGAGCAGTTGGGCCGTGCCGTCGCGAGAGTCGTTCTCGAACACGTAGACGCTCGAGTCGTTGAAACCCTTCCGCATCTCCTCGACCAAGAGCAGCGTGTTCGCGAGCGCCGGCCGGGCGTTCCTCGCGATCATCACAATCGCCGCGTCGAGTTCCTTCGCCGCCCCGCGGCCGATGGCGACGGCGGTGCGGTAGGACTCCTCGTAGACCGGGTCCACCGGCCAGAAGTCCTCCGGCCGAATCAGTTGTTCTGGAACGTCCATAGTTCGATCGGTTGGTTGATGATCAGTCGCGGATCGCACCATATCTCACCTCCCAGTTGTCGTATTCGGTCGCATAGACCGACGAATCCCTCGTTCTCCATCCGAGCGCCGCATCGCAGGTACTCACCCTTGATGAGCGCGACGCTCCCCACCGTGTCGAGGCGGAACGGCTCCGTCGAATAGCACGGCGAGTACGGGGGCACCGAAGTGAACCTGTTTCCTTCGTGCCGATACCCCCATGTGTCATAGAAAAACGGCAGCGGCGCCGGGCCGCCGTTCAGGTGCAACTGGAGGTGCTCGCCGAGCCTGAGCGCCCCGTCGCACAAGTCGAGCGAGCGGTCCATGCCGACGCTCGCGAGGCACGGCCACCCGCCGGCGACGGCACGCTTCTCGTCGCCATCGAGGACGTCGGCCAGCCGCTGCACCACGTCCGGCGGCGAGATCAGGTCGCTCTCGTGGATGAGCACACGCCCCGCCCCGTGCATGAGCGCGGCGTTGATCGCGACGTCCCCCACGAGCGAGCAGGCGAGCAAACGATCGGCCGGCTTGTCCCACGGCTCGACAACAAGAATCACCGGCACCGGCGAGTGCTCGATCACGTACCGCAGCATCTTCTCGGTGGCGTCGTTCGTCGGCCGGACGATCCACACCCAGCCGGACACGCCGGCTTTGTCTACGAGGTGGCTGGTCCGCCGGATGAAATGCTTCCCGACGTCGCCCATCCACGCGGAGATGCCGATGGTCGTCATGCCGAGCACCTCTCGAGCGCCTCGCACACGGTCTTCGCGTCGTCCCTCGTGAGGCCGCAGTGCGTGGGCAGGACGATGCCCTCGTCGTGGAGCCGGTGCGCCGCGGAGCCGCCCACGGTGCGAAACGTCCTCATGTGGCGGTGCGTGTTCATCGGAGGGAACGCCGGCCGCGTCTCGACGCCGGCCTGCGCCATCCGGCGGATCACGGCGGCTGCCTGCATCCCGCTCTTTCGCGCCGCGTAGGCCCAGTACCCGCTCGTGTCGTTCGGGTGCGTCGCCTGCGGCACGAAGCCGGCCGGCAGGAACTCGCCGTACCAGCGGAAGAGCATCCGGCGGTGCGTCAGGAACGAGTCCAGTTTTTTGAGTTGCTCGACCAGCACGGCGGCCTGCAACTCCGTCATCCGGTAGTTCGTGCCGGCTGCGTCATGCACGTACCGCTCGCGTGTCTGGGCCTGACCGGCCATGTGCCGGACCCGCGCCCCGTGCAGCGGATCGCGCCAACCGACGGCCCCGCCCTCCCCGCAGGTCACGGTCTTCGAGCCGTAGAAGGAGTACGTCGTCAGGTCGGAAACGGCCGGCACGCCGGAACGTAGCGCCCCCAGTCCCTCGGCGTTGTCCTCGATCAAGGCGATGCGCCGGCCGGTCGCGAGGTAGTGATCGTGCCGCCACTGCTCGAGCGACGGCGGCGGCGTGCCGTAGAGGTTGACCGTGATGATCGCCTTCGTCCTCGGCGTCACGGCGCCTGTCAGAAACCCCGGCTCGATCGTCCACATCTTGTCGTCGATGCCGACGAACACGGGCTTCGCGCCGCAGTACAGGACCGCGTTGGCCGTCGCCACGAAACTGGTCGCCGGCACGATCACCTCGTCGCCACGGCCCACGCCGGCCGCAAGGAGGGCCAAGTGCAGGGCGGCCGTCCCGCTCGACACGACGTGGCACGGCTGGCCGGTGATGGCTTCCATCGCGGCGTCGGCTGCATCGCACACCGGGCCGCGGGTCAGCCGGCCGGATGCCAGCACCGAGGCCACGGCGGCGGCCTCCTCCTGCCCGACGATGGCGGCGCCGAACGAGATCACTGGAGGCTCTCCAAGAAGTGCCGGGCGTCAGCCGCGCTCGTGACCGTCGTCACGGCGCACCCGTAGGAGGCCAGTTCCCTCTGGCGGTGCAGTTGCACGCGGGTCGGATCACAACCGGGTCGCTTGACCTCGATCCACGCGGCACGACCGTCCTTGATCGCGAGAACGTCAGGCAGGCCGACAACGGTTCCATATGAGCCTCCGTGGGTTTTCATAACCCACCAGCCCAGAGACCGCGCCTGCGCCATGACCTTGGCGACGATCGTCCTCTCCAGAGGCTCGCGCCGCATGGCCTGATTGTATCCGCGTGTCGCATTGGCTGCCTAGTGGAATCTGTGAGTTTTTGCCACGACCGGGCGGATGCCGCCCCGCGACTGCCGCTTCTTCTTCGACCACCGCTCCTGCGCCGCCTCCGCCCCGGCCGCGATCTCATCCTCAGACGGGTCCGGCTGCCGCGTCCAGACCGCCACACGCCTCGGCGGGAGGCCGAGAGCCTTGGCTCGCCGTGTCACCGTCGCCGCCGATACGCCCAGTGTTTTCGCCAACTCCATGATCGAGCACGTCGCCCAGAGCCGCCGCAGAACCAACTCGTCGATCAACGCAGTCTCCCGAGGGAATAGACGGGGAAGTGGTACGGCAACGGCCTGACACGCCCGATCGAGCGAAGGGCGAACATCTCGTCCGTCCACCGCGCCTGCACCTTCGCCATGCGGTGCTGCACCTCCTCCGGCTCGAGTTCCGGTTCAGGGTCTCTGTTCCGCTTCCCCTTGCCGGGGTTGTGCCACGGCTTCCGCGACGACCGCCGAGGCAGCCTAAGATCGCGCTTGATGCGGTCGAGCACGTAGGCCGACACGCCGAGCGCGGTGCAGATGTCCTCGTTGAGCGCGTCGGTCCCCCAGATCGCCAGCAGTTTCTCGTGATCGACGACCGCCAGCGGGACGCGGCGGGTTCGCGGTTGCGTCACCGGCCGCCCCACAACTCGAGTATCCGCAGGCTCAGGCGGGCGATCTTCTTCTCAGTCTCGTGGGCCTCGTGACGCAACTTCTCCACCTCGGCCGACAGGAGCGTGTTCGTGTCCTCGAGGCGGTGACACTTCGCTCGCAGCCGGCGGATCGCCTTGTTCGCACTCACGGCCCCCGCCGTGGCCCGGCGCCACTGCAACTCGTAGTGCCGGCAGAGCGCGAGGAGCCGCTGGATTTCTGCGTGCAAGTCCATCATTCGATGCCCACTCCGACCTCGTTGGCGATCGTGAACAACTCCTGCCTGACCTCGTCGTAGACCTCGACGCCGTCGGTGCCGTACTTCGCCTTGTTCCTGAGCCACGACGCCACCCGGCGGAGAACGCTTTGGTACTTGTGGCCGTTCTGGGCTACCTCGAAGTCCTTCTCGTCCTCCGGCAGGCGGAAGTGCAGGCTCGCGGATGGCATCAGTCGTCACCCAGATGCTTGCGTGTGTACGCGACCATTTCGAGCGAGTAGACGGCGAGCGCCTCGCGGATCATGTAGATGGAGAACGCCATGCCCTTCTGGTCGTCGCCGTTGCACTCGCCGGCGACGCCGTCGAGGTAGTCCATGAGCGTGCGGATCGTCTTCTGTGCGGCGAGCATCCGCCGCACGAGGTCGAGCCGCTCGTCCTCGGTCATGCCCGCGCCCATTCGTCGCCCTTCTTCTGGAAAAGGGTCGGATGCAGGCAAGCCCGCCGTGCCACGAGCAGCATGTGCGGATGGAAGACGGCGACGTTCGCGCCGTTTTCGTGGAGCACTCCGGCGGCGAGGCCGGCGGCGCACCACGCGGCGATGCCGCGGTTCCGGTACTCCGGCGCCACGAACGCCTCGAGCGTGTCGTGGTACGTCATCTCCCAGCAATACGGCGGCCCGCCTTGGTCAAGGAAGACCGGACTCGTCCGCTCGCCCCACTTCTCCGTCCGGCACCACCCGACGATCTCCCCGTGGTCGCTCGCGATCGCGATGTGCCCGTCGGCCTCCTCCGGCTTCTGGCCGCGAAGCCACGCCGTCAACTTCCTCTGAAAGTCGCTCCCCGGCTTCGTGAGGCGGTCGCGCAGCCACTCCGCGGCGTGTTCGGGGAGTTGTGTCGCTGGGTGGATTAGGCAGTGCATTTCATGGCTCAAAGAGTCGCTGTTGCGTGGCCTGCGTGTACTGCCATTCGTCTCCCACCAGCGTGCAGTCATCCATCTTGATGAAAGCGTTTGCACGCTCCACCTCGCCGCCGTTTACAGTCTCCTGCGTCGTCGTCCGATCGCATCGAAACGGCACGCAGAAGTCCCCTTCCCTGTCCACGATCTTCTGCAACATCAGCACCCGCGAGTCCACGAGGTAGCAAAACCCGTACAGAGGAATGCACAGCGACCCGCATACGTCTCTCGCGGTCGTGATCTTCCGCATCGTGACAAGCCACTCGTTATTCCACACCGTGCGGAAACCCTCAAGCGTGATGTCGTACCGACACTTCGCCTCGACGCCCGCGGATATACGCCCCGCCGGGGACACAAGAAACCCGTCGATCGATGACTCGCTCGTGTCTGGAAACAGCATCACCTTCCAGCCGGGATATGCCTTCTCCAGCATGACGACGGCATCCGCAAGGTCTTTGAGTGTCTGTTGCCCGCGAGGTGTTTTGACGGCGAGTCCCATGACTACACGCTTTCCGGGGTCGCTTCGGACTCCATCCTCTCCCGATGCCTCGCGCCAAGCACTCCGACGATTTGATTGGCCTGCGCCTGCGTCATCACATCGATCTCATTCTCAGGCGGCATGTGCGGCTTCACGTACCTCTTGAAGGCGTAGTCGAGTCCGACGCCCATAGTTGCCGCAACCCGCGCTGCCTTGTAGTAGTAGTCCAGCAAGGACAATGGTTCATTGCTTTCACTGCTCATGTCATTCGCACTCCGATGGCTCGCGTTAGTTCGTTCCGCCGATTAGCGACTCGTACTCATCGTCCGTGATGGCAATGTGCGGCGCTCGTCCACCTTGAGGGACTGGTATCCCATTCGACTGAAAGAACTCAGCAATATCTCGCAGGCTCATGTTTTTGAGGTTCGCGGTGGGGTCGATCCTCAGAATGATTCGCGCCGCTTCCATCCAGTCTGGGTGCTTTCCGAGAGTCGCCCAGTCCCTCTTTCGCATCACAACTATCTTGTCTTCGCTCACCAAATCACCCTCACCTTCCTCCGCGACTCCCGAACCCTGTCACTCCACGATGCCTGTAGACGCAGGCACTCGCGTGTGATCTGCTCCTCCGTCGGGTCGCCCCACTGCCGCTCGCCGTCGCCGTAGACCGGGCGTTCGCGGACGACGCCGCAGTTCATGCACGACCTGCACCACGCGGCGAGGCCGTCTGGGCTGGACGGGTGCTTGTAGAACTTGCGGGCCTCGAGGTGCTTCTTGCATTCGGGGCAGCGTTTGTAGGCGGGGGTCATCACTCCACCATCCCCCTCACCTGCTCGATCCACTCCGAAAACAGCGACACGTCGGTGTGCGCGCTCTCCTCGCCCTCGCGGCTGCGGAGCGGGCCGGTGCCGTCGCGCATCGTGAACGAGTGGATGCCGGCGATGCGTGCGTCCGAGCCGGAGCCTGTGAAGAGCGGGCCGCCGGAGTCGCCCGGCGCGATCCCGAACTCACGGGAACTCGACCGCCTGTTGATTCCGCAGATGAGGAGCGTCCGCTCCCGCCTCTTGATCGTGTTCGTGCCTGCCCGCAGGAGGCCGTCTGATCGCGAGTATCCGCCCGAGATCGGCCCGGTCGCGCCGTATCCTGCCAGCGAGCACACAGTGCCTTCGTTGTCCGGTTCTGTCGCGTAGCACGGGTAGTGGTCGAGGCCGAAGTCGCCTTTGCACCGCAGGATCGCGAGGTCATGCCAGCCGATATTCGCCTCGTCGAACTTCGGGTGGACGAACACGGTCGTGACCGGATTGCCGCCGACCGCCACCGTCATGGCCTCGTTGACGACGTGCGCCGCGGTCATTGCCAGATGCGGAGCGAACACGACGCAGGTGCCGATCGCCAACCTGCCCGACGGCTCGACTACCTCGCACTTCCGCACGTAGGGGGCGAAGGAGGCGCCGTACTTCACGTACACGGAGTCAGGCACGGAGTCGTCGATCGTGCCGGCGGCAGCGGCCGATGCGAGAGCGGCGAATGCGAGCGTCGACCTCACGCTTCCCTCCGCTCAAACTGGTAGTACATCAGTTCGTCCTCGCCGGCGGTCCACTTCCACCCGGCGGCCTCGCAGGAAAACTCACGCGAGAAGACCTCCCACCGTTCGTGGCCGGCGAGCGGCCTGCCGATGAACGCCCCGCCGTCGTGCCAGACGACGCGGTTGTTCGGCTGGCAGGCCAGCCTGCCGCAGTCGAGAGCGATGACGTGTCCGCACTTGTGGCCGGCGGCCATCTCCGCGTAGCCGGTCTGGTGATCCGGGCCGTGGCACCAGTCGATCGTGAAGAGATACCGACCGCTCTCGGTCGACTTGTCCTTCATCACGACCGTGCATTTCGCGTTCTTCAGGTAGTCGTGCCTGACGACGCTGAAGTAGGGCGAGAAGCAGTCCCACAGTTGCAGCCAGTCCAGCGGGTAATCACGCCGGGTCGCTTCCGGCACGTCCATCCGCAGGTAGTGGATCGGCACCCTCGCGTGCTGGCTGCCCATCTCGCTCATCACCGAGAACATCAGGCACCGCCTCGGAATGCTGGTCACGCCGAAGACTTCGACCAACAGGCCGTCTTCGCCGGTTGGCAACGAATCGTGCAGGAAGCCCGAGTCGAGCCACGCCCAGAACGGTGGGATGTCCGCGTTCAGATACATCGCTGCTTCTTCTCGAGCCAATCGGCCGCCTTCACGAGCCACGCGGCAGTCTGCCGAAGCAGGTCGACGCGCTCGCTGTAGTCGAGGTCGCCTTCACGCGGCGGGATCGTATCGATCCGCAGGTCGACATACGGCCTCGTGCATTCGTCCTCGATGCACTGGAGGCAGAACTGATCCTCGTCGACCACGAGTGCTGCGGGTACCACTTCATTCGGCATGACGTCACTCCATGTATCGCATGAGGCTCAGATACGTCGCGGCTCCTGCCGCAACGAGGATCACGAAGACGTTCGCCCATGTGTCCATCACGGCTTCTCCGCGACGGCTGGCTTCGGTGCGACCAACTCCTCGCGGAGGACAGTCGTGTCCCGCGGGGCGACGACGCCGATGCGGACGCGGCCTTGCTCTACGCCGCGCACCTCGATGACGACGTCCTTGCCGATCAATATCCGCTCGCCAATTCGTCTGGTCAGGCACAGCACTTGAGGCTCCTTCCTCGTTTGTGTCGGTCGGAAGCCTAGCAGGCTGCCGGATTCTCTGCAAGCCATGTTTGGCACGCTTCTCTCGCCGCAGAGTCCTTGTGGTTTTTGGCTGCGTATTCGCAGTATTCCCGCCATCTGGGTTGACCTGCGGCCTCCGCGATCCCCATCCCCTGAAAACGTCCGCTTGAGAACGCGAACGCTTTGTGCTCGCCTGCCGTCTCCTGCTCAGGCTCCGGCTCTTCGCGGGCGTCGATCCACTGCCCGGTCCCGCAGTAGCAGCACTCGATACGCCACTGGTCTCGGCACTTGTCGGTCACGTCGTGGCACGCCCCTTGACAGTTCTGGTCAAGGCACAAGACGTCGCCGTCGAGCCGGCCCAGAAACGAGATCGCCCGCCGAACCGTCGGCATGAACGTCGCCTTGGCCTCTTCCGGCGAGACCGCCTTCTTGGTCTTCTTCTTCCGCGGCTCGTCGGTGGGCGAGATGTCGAAAAGCAGGCTCATAGTGGCAACCTCATCTTGTAGTCGGCCGCTTGCTCCGTCCCCACGATCAGCCGCCGGCGTGCCCGCGTGACGCCGACGTACTCGATCCTTCGCTCCTCGTCGTGCTGGCCCGCGTCGATCCCTTGGGCTTCGGCGATCCGCCGGCTGATCGTCGTCGAGAGCACGACCGTGTCGGCCTCCATGCCCTTGGCCGCGTGAATCGTGCCGATCCGTATCGCCGGCTTGCTGGCGAGTTCCGCACCGTACTTCTTCGCCGCGGTCCTCCACCGCTCCGCCCCCGCGAAAAGCCCGCCCCACTCGCCCTTCCGCAGCCTGTCGGCGAATTCCGGCTTCATGCCGGCGTCCTCGAGGTCGCCCGGGAGCACGACCTCCCAACGTCTGAGCGTTTCCTCCCGCTCCCACGTCTTTTTTGTGCCGCGGGCCATGTTTTTGCCGTCGTTGCTCGGCATGAGTTCGACAGCCGCCGCGAAGTCCTCCGGCGAGCAGTGCTCGCCGTGCTCGATCGACCACAAAGCGCCGACGGCCCGGTAGAACTTCGTCTGCTCCTTGGCCTTGAGTTTCGCGAACGGCAGCCCAGCCTTTGCCAAGGCTTCAGCCCAGATGTCGAGCGTGTAGTTGCAGCGGGCCACGACCAGCGTCTGGTCGGTCGGCGTCAGCGACCGGACGATGCTCTCCGCGTACCCACCGCGGACGACCTCGCCCTCGTGGTCGGCTGGAGCGATCCCGCGATCCCAGTAGCCGTTCCGCATCTTCTTCAGGCACGCCTCGCCCAGTGCCAGCACCGGGGCCGGGCATCTCCACGTCTTCTGCATGACCCGCTCTTTGTCGGCCTTCCAACCCATGAAAAACCGCGAGTCGCTCCCTCCGAAGCCGAAGATGGACTGCATTGGGTCTCCGCCGAGGTACACCCACTGCACCAGCGGTCCCGAGGCGAGCCGGCGGCAGCATCGATCGACCAGCGCGGATGCGTCCTGCTGCTCGTCCATGACCCACGCCTTGACGCTCGGAGGCAGTTCGCCCTCCGGGTCCGTCTCCTCCCAGCCATCCGGCGAGAACCTAATCCCACCGAACCTCGCGAGGAGGTCGGTGAAGTCGAAGCGGTTCTCCAGCCGCTTCGCCATCTCGTACTTCTCGATGTACTGCTTGCAGGTCGAGAACGACGGCACCTCCTCGCCCATTCGTGCCGACCGCAGGATTGTGTCCTTCAGTGGTTCAAGACGCGACCGGGCCTGCTCCCACACGTTCAGCGCGGCGGCGGCCGACCGCTCTCCCGTGAACCGCGTGTAGCCGGAGTCGTCGTCGATGATCGACCGCACGTTGACCCCTAAAGCCCCTGCGATCCACTCAGACGACTTGTTCCCGTCGTCCAGCATCTCCCCCTTCTTCACGCCCAATTGCCTGTAGGCGATGCTGTGGACGGTCCTGAACCACCCGTCCTGCGACAGCGTCTCCGACGGCACACCCCACGCGGCACTGGCCCTGCCGACCGCCTCGGCCCGGGCGGCCCTCGTGAAACTGGTGAACCCGATGGCGAAAGGGCTACCACCCAAGGCGTTTTTGGCTCCCTCCATGACCCTCAAAAGTTCCGTCGTCTTTCCCGTGCCTGCCCCACCTACCAATCTTGCCACTTGCATGACCACTTCTCCAAGGGGTGCCAGAAAACGTGGATCACGCAAGTCCTTGCCGCCACACGACTTGCGAAGCAAAAACCACGTTTCCACGTTTCCATCAGTTTTTTTCGATTCTCAAAGGGACTTCCTCGTGAATAGAAAAGGCCGTCTCGCTCTCGGCCCCGAATTCACCTGCCGCCAGACGCTCTAGGACGCGGATGTGCTGGCTTGTGAACCGGACGAACCGGCGGCTGCTGTCGCCCTCCCCGGCCGATCTGGAGGCCGGCAGGCTCTTCTGGCCGACGCCCGCCAGAAGCATCTTCTTGATGGTCAGGATGTCGCCGTCCTCGAGTTTCCTCCGGCCGCGGTCAACCATCTCCCACGCCTTCATCCATCCGAACCACAACTCCCAGACCCCGTCGCGGCCACGGACCCACGCCGGCATCCCCGTGACGTCCGGGCTGCCGCTCTCCTCGGCGTCGTCGTCCGGCTTGGGGGTCATCATCAGGACGTCGAGCAGCCAACCCGCGACCGTCGCGAATCGGCAGTTCTCCGCTGTAGCCGGCTCTTGAGTGGACTCGTCCATCAGTTTCGCCTTGAGGCCGCGGACGGCCGGCTTCCCCTTCTTCTTCCCCTGCCCGTTCCAGATCGTGAACCACTCCTCCGGCACCTCGTCCACGATGACGGTGTGCGTCGATTCGAGGATCGCTTGGGCGACCTTCGCCGCCGACCGGAACACTTCCACGCTGAGTGGCACGGAGACCTTCACAGTCTTCTGCTCGCCGCCGACCTCCCTGAACACAGGCACCGTGAGCGAGTACCTGACCGGGTCGCCGTGGATCACCTTCAGGTGCCACTGGCCGGGCCACCACTGCTCGCCGTCGTACCGCAGGCCGGTGAAGGTGAACGGCAGGTCTTTTTTGGCGTCCTCCGTCGGCTCCTCGGCCCCCTTCTCGAGCCGCTCCGCCACGGCCTTCGCCTTCTCGGCCTCGTCCGCGACGCCCTGAGCACGCTTCCGCGTCGCCCACTGCAACTCGTGGCGGAAGATGTTCTCGATCTCTTCCTCGCCCTTCGGCGGATTGCACTTGGTCGTGTTGATCGCCTTGATCAACTCCAGAACATCCTGCTGCTCGACAGGGTCGTGGACGTTGACCATGTTGATGCACTGACGCGCCGCGAACCGGACCAGAGAGTGGTGGCGGTCGCCCTCCCCTGCCGGCTTGTAAAGGATCATGTTCGCCGACGGTTGCCGCTCGCCGCCTTCCTCGCCGGCGTCGTTCACGATCGCGACGAGCAGTTCCTTCGGCAGTTCAGCGACTTCGCAGTCCTCTGGACTCATCCCGTTGACCCACGAGTAGGACGCCCCGCTGGCGTGGGCGCTCGGCGGCATGATCGACTGCGCTCCGCGGGCGCCTCCGCCGATGCGAATCTCGAGGCCGGAGAGTTTGTGGACGGCCTTCTGCGGAAGGCGACGGTCCCACTTGAAAAGCCGGTGCGTCGATCGCTTCGACGTGAACGTGGGCGTGTACGCCTTGTCGATTCCGAACCGCTCGGCCGTCTTCCGGCCCTGCTCGGTGTCGAACTCGATGTCGATGATCCCGCTCTTCTCACCCAGTTGGACGCCGACGTTGTACTTCCTCGACCCGTCGAACCAGTGACCCAACTCGTCCTCGTCGATCGTGGCCTTGTGCTGCCACGCGGTCAGCACAGGGTGCTTCCCGGGCGTCGCGCACTCCGGGTTCAAGCATGTGCATTTGTCGCCGTTCAATCCGTGGCACGGCACGACGTACCATCCCCGCGCCGCGTACTGGGCTGCCCACTTGAACTTGGTGTCACTCATCAAATCACTCCTTTGATTGATCGCTTCTCCAACTCTTCTGGTTTTCTTCCGGCGTCACCAACCGGAGGCGGCAGTGCGACTGGTGGTACAGAACCCAAGCCTTCTCAAATTCCTCGTCGGCCAGCACCCAGCCGCCGAGGTCGTCCTGCTTGAGCGGAATGCTCTCTGCCGGGTGGGGCCAGCCGGCCAGAAAGTCGTCACGCAGTTTCGCGAACGTCAGCGGGCGGACGTGATCGACTTGGCAGGTGTCCCAAGTGATCGGCTTTCCGCTGATGTCGCTGGTCAGTGACGAGGACGACGCGAATCGCAGCCTCTTGTAGGCCCGAACGTCGCGGTCGACCGCCACACGCATCCCGTGCGTCAGCCAACTCGACCGCTTCCTGAATCCGGTGCAGCACTGAACCCAAGAAAACGAGATTTCCAGACCTCCGCGGTAGACGACGAACGTGTGATTGCACGCCGCTTTTCGCAGGACAGCCTTGGCGGATTCGTGCCGCACACGAACGCCGATGACCTCGTCCTCAAGGCCGGGGAGAATCTTCTCGTCAGGCATACTGTGACGCTGGCGGATCAGATTCAGCATGAAGTCTCCGCACTCGATGAGTTCGCCATCTGCCGTGGCCGATATGGCATTGCGGCAGTACGCAACCAGTTCTTTCAGGCTCGCGAACTCGACGCCGGCGACCATTGTCTTTTTTCGAGCCACTGAAAAGCCTCCTTCTGGCGTGCCTTCAGTGAGTCAGTTCCAAGCCGCGAAGTTCGGCCTGTCGACGATGCTGCTCGGCGCATCGTGAACAATCGTCGTGGTGCACATGCCAGTCTTTTCGTCCCACACTCGCCGGAACTCCGCGATCTGATCGCTGTCGGGGTGTATGTCCCATGACACGACAGCGCCGAACGTCTCGTAGGCCAACGAGAATGCGTCCACTCTCAGGATCGTGGACGACCCTCGGTCGTTGCCGATGAAAGTCCCGACAGCGGCGAAAACATTGGCAACGCTTGACGGGCAATCCAACTTGATTCGCATGATCATGTTTCGATTCCTTGTTGTTGAAGAAGTGTGAAACCCCCCCGCCGCCCCGACCTCTCGATCGGGGCGGCGGGTCAGGTTCGCCCGCCGGCGTGGTGGAATACGACACCAGAGGCTCGGTCAGACTTCCGGTCGGTTACGACGCCACCGCCGGCTGGGCGGCCGGCTCGTCGCGACGATGACGACGAGTGCGCCGCCGGCCCGGCGGGATGCACTACTCGTCGCTCTCGACCACCTCGGCGGCGACGGCGCCGCCGCTGAACGTCGTGAACATCCGGGTCAGCGACTCCGTGTAGAGACGGCGAGCGACCTCGCCCTCCTCCTCGGAGATCGTGCCCACGAGCCGCGGGACGATCTGGGAGTACGGCTGGCCGCCGGCACCCTTCGCCTTCTGCAACTTGAGTCCGATCACGCACTCGTAGTGGAAGGCCGGCAGCCGCTTCCGAAACGGCAGCCACGACGGCAGCGACCCCGGCCCGACGGTCACGAGCACCGGCCAGACGTCGCCCTGACGAAGGATCGCGAGGATGCGACTCTCCTTCACCCGCTTCGCACCACCCTTCGACGAGCCGAACCCAAACTCCGGCGAGATCGAGATCGCCGCCCAGTCGTAGAGACGATCGCCGATGCGATACTTCTCCAGCGCCGCCGGCGAAATCTCACTCCCGAGATCGTCCGAGAGACGTCGCGCGACGATGAGGTCGCGCGACTCGAGGATCGGACGCTGCTCGCTGGGGTCGAGCGACGGCCACAGGTAGCCGCGCTTCCCCTCGCCGACGAGCAGTCCCTTCAGTTCATCGGTGCTCTCGGTATTCCCGTCCACGTCGATCTGCCACGTCGTCGACCCGCCCAGCGGTGTCTTCACGCGGACCAAATCCATCTCCCGCATCTGCTCACCATCCAGATTGCTCTGGATGATGCGTGCCTGCCGACTGTTCGGCTGAAGGCACGGGTAGGCGACCTCTGTGGTCGCCGTCGCAATCGCTGTGGTAGCCATTTGTGGCATACTCCTGTCGTGTAGATCAGACCATCAACCTCTGCGTCACCCGACCGTCGTGTGCCGCAGTTTCGGCGAGACGAACTCGCCGACGATCCCGTCGAACTCCGTCCCAGCCGAGTAAGGCAGGCTGGGGTCCGTCCCAGCCTCTCGTGCCCTCTCGGTCAGCAAGGCTTTCAGCCTTGCTGTGTTCACCTGCGTGACCGCCTCCAGCAGCCCCGCCGATCGGGCGGCCTCCATCACCGCCTCCTTTCGCGCCTCCGGCGCAGAGAACGAGTGTGTCCACTCGATCCTCCAACTCCTCCCTGCCGCCCGGACTCCGTCCAAGCGTTGTCCCTGAAACTCTTCGATCGCGATCGACTCGTAGTGGTCGCGCTTTTTCTTGAGCGCGTCGATCTGGTCGTTGAGCGCGGCAACCTGCTTGTCAATCGCCGTGATCTCAGCGAGCGCCGTTTGCAGTGCCGGCGCGTCGTTCATATCCGTCGATGATGTCACTGAGCACCTCCCTTCGATCCCTCAGAGCCTCGTACACGCGGCCGTCCACCGTGGAGCGGCCGTCGATTGTCGCCACTAGATGCCAAATAGACACCTTGCGTTCCTGCCCGGGGCGATGCAGACGCGCAACCGCCTGAAGGTATTCAGCCAGTGAGTAGCCTAGCGAGAAGAAGACCGCGAAACGTGCCCGCGTCAGATCGATCCCGATGCCGCCCGACTGAATCTGCACGATGAGCACGTTCGTCTTCCCGGCCTGCCAGTCGGCGAGATCGTCTGCGGAGCCGCTGAGTTCGCCCCACGATCGCTTGAGCCGCTCACACGCGGCTCGCGCCGCCACGATGTCGCTCCTGAAGCGACAGAACACGACCCACGGCTCGTCAGCGGGGGAATCCCACAGCATATCCTCGAGGACTCCGGCCTTCGCGGGGTCGGCGACAATCTGCCTCGCGAGGCTCTCGCCGTCATACGTCACCGCACCACCGCAAACCTGTTGCAGGCGTAGCAGTTGGACGAGAGCGTTCGCCGGCGTGATCGTGCCCTGCTCGAGCACAGCACAGAACTCACGCTCGATCTCGCGGTAGACCTTCGCTTCCTGCGGCGACAGGTCGCACGGCAGGTCGATGAATTGTATTTGTGGGAGGTCTAGAACATCAGCGGCCACCGCACGGTGCGTCGTGGCGGCCACGCGGCGATGAGCGTCGTCGAGGTTCTTGTAGCCGATGACGAAGTTCTGGCCGGGGGCGATCATCGCGTACCGGGCCTTGTGCAGCGTGTACGTCGTGCCGAACGTCTGGCATTCAGGACTCTCGACGGCTCGCCAGATGCCGTAGCAGTCGAGGACACTATGCGGGATCATCGTGCCGGAGAGTCCGATCTTCACGGCCTCGGCGTTCTTTTTGCACACCCGGCTCGCCCAGCGGCTCGCAGCCCCGCTCGGACTCTTGAGCCGATGCACCTCGTCCCAGACGATCGCCGACCACTTGGTCTTCTCGATGATCGGCATCCGCCACGCCGTCTCGTAGTTGACTACGAAGACCACGGGCGTGCGATCGGCGAGCGCGGCCTCGACCTGCTTGACCTTCTGGGCGCTCGTGCCCTTCGTGAGGGCGACGACGCGGACGTCAGGCCACCAGAGGCTGCATTGCTTGACCCACGCCGCGATCACGGCCTTCGGGCAAGAGACAAGCACGGAGAACCCGCCGCGATCGCCGCGAGCCATGCGGCGCCTCAGAATCTCGATGGCCGTGCGGGTCTTGCCGCACCCCATCTCGTGGTGGAGCAGCACCGCGGTGCGGTCCTCGCTCCACTTGATTGCGTCGCGCTGATGCGACCACAGGCCGTCCATGCCGCTCCTCCTTGGCGGGCGGCATGGTACGCGGCTGCTAGGCGGCCAGTCAAGAGAAATCCCGAGGCCGCCCCACCTTCCCTCCGGCGTGCTGCTGCTGCCTCACGATCTTCGCGTTTTCGAGGCAGGACTTCCTCGAGCAGATGTAGACCGCTCGGTGCCGCGTGAGGACTTGATCGCGTGAGTGGAGCCGCCTGCCGACGATGTCGCCGGCCTTGATCATCCGCGGCACGAACGACGGGTGGACGCCGAGGATGCCAGCGGCCTCGCGGACGCCGATGGCGTCGCCGAACGCGATCGGCTCTTCGATCGCCGCGAGTTTGCGAAGCATCGGCTCACGCAGATGAATCCACGCGCGCGGCCGGCGGTCGTTGGTGCCGCCGCGTGCCTGCACCCTCTCGTCGTACTCGCGGTAGTTCGCGTCGCACTCCGTGCCGTTGTAGAGCACGAACGCCCGCTGCCCAGTGCCGGCGCCCTCCATCTCGCTGGCCGACAACCAGCCCTTCGACAGCATCCTCGCCGGCACGGACCAGTGCAGGCCCATGATGGCGGCGGCCTCGTGCGGGCCGACGGCCTGATTCACGGCCTGCCGAATTTCGCTCTCTGTCAGTCGTCTAGCCATCGATCGCATCCTCTACGTGTCCGGCGGCAAACTGCTGCCGGTTGGGTGGATTTTGACGGCGGGAAAGGTGGTTGGCAAACTCCGGTTGACAAGATGCAATGGAGGCGGCAACACTCTAACTCCGAGGCGGCTGGACACACCCTCAGAAACGCGAAAGGAGTCGATAAATGCCCATCCAACGTGCCTATATCGCGGTGATTTCGTGGATCGACGGCGACGTCGAGGACGCCGATGAACTCAGGGTCTTCGCCGAATCGGCCGAACAGGCCAAAACGCTCGCCCGGGAAGTCTGGCTCCGAGCCAAGTCGCCCCGGTGGCCGACGTGCCGGATCACCTCGGTGGAGGCTTTCCCCCCTGCGAGGCTCTCGACGCTTGCGTGATCGGAAGGGTGGTGTCACCCTCCGCAGTGAGGTTGCAACATGACTCACACTCTCCTGTCTGTACTCCACGATCTGTACGTGCCGCTCAGGTCGCTCTGCCCAAGAAGCGTCGAGAACTACGAATTCACGATTCGTGCGTTTTCGACGTTTCTTGGGCGAGAGGCGACTCTGGACGACCTCGACGAACTGACCGTCGCGAGGTACCTAACCAATCGCGTCAAGGAGCGCGCGATCGCCACGGCCGCGAAGGACCGCGCCCAACTCCGCGCACTCCACGAGTTCAGCGTTCGCCGCAAACTTTGCGACCACTGGCCTCAGTATCCGCCGATTCGGGTGCCCGACCGCGTGCCGGAGGCGTGGTTCTCCGGCGAGATGCAGAGGCTTCTTGACAGTGCTGGTCAAGAGAAGACGGTCCTCGACGGCATCCCCGGCGGCTTGTGGTGGCGGGCGCTCCTGCTTCTGGCCTACGACACGGCCGAGCGTGCGACCGCTCTGACGAGCCTCCGCTGGAGGAACGTCAGAGGCTCATCGGTCCTCTTCGTGGCCGAGGACCGCAAGGGCCGTCGCCGCGACATCCTCCGCGAGATCGGCGAAGACACTCTGGCGGCGCTTGAAGCGATCCGTGGCGACCGCGGGCCTGACGACCTCGTCTTCCCGTGGCCTCGGACGAAGACGTACCTCTGGCGGCGGCTCGAGATCATCCTCGAGCGAGCCGGCCTGCCTCACGGCCGAAGGGACAAGTTCCACAGAATCCGCCGGACGACCGCGTCCTACTACGAGGCCGCCGGCGGCTCGGCGCAGCGGCTTCTTGACCATTCCGACCCGGCGACGACGAGGAAATACATCGACCCGCGGATCGTCAGGCCGCAGGCTGCGCCGGAACTGATCCCGAGGGTGTCGTGACCGACATCGTGACACGCCTGCGCCGGTGGACGCACGCCGTGGACGCTGCACCGGCGAGCGACCTGATGGACGAGGCGGCGGATGAGATTGAGCGGCTTTTGCGAATCATCAACCGGGCGGCAGGAGACTTGAGCAGGCTTCAGGGCGAGAACCTCCGGCTGCGGTCGCTGTGCGGGCTGGCGGCGAACCAGCCGATACCGGAGATAATGTCGTGAGTGAGAGCCTGAGAAGAACTGACGCCACACGCACTAGGTAACGCCGCATGAACCTCGCCGCCGCCGCCGAATTCCAGCAGGAGATCGCCCGCCTCCAAGCGGTCATCGACTCACTACGTCAGGAGGTGCGCGAGCAACGCCGGGAGATCGCCGGCCTGCGCGAAGAGCGGCGAGCGATACTCGACGCGGATCGACCGAGGGTGGATCAAGCGCTCGGAGGATGACGCCCATCCCATATGCGAAAACCATCAGTAATGAGTGTTTTTCACATACGATTTGGGCGGCCGGAACTAGGTAACTTCACAAAGAATTAGGTAGTAAACTAGGTAATACCACTCACTTTGCTCGCCGTCATACCGGCTGGACGCCATATCCAGCCAACTGGACGCTGCCCTCATAGTCAGCGGCTGCCGGCGGGCTGCCCCGAGGCGTAACGCGGCCCGACAACGGCTTGGCGACGAGTGGACCGGGACAGTGGCACAGCGATCCCGGCGGGCAGGCACCGCACCGATAAAGCGGCCAGCCGAACCCGCCGGGGTCGCGTTCTGGAGAGTGGAACATGAAAGAATTCGATACACCGCAGCCCATCGACATCGTCATCCGCCTGCGCCAGACGCGGGCCGAAATGATTGGCACTGACGACGAGCAGCACTACTGGGACTGCCATGATGCGGCCGACGAGATCGTTTCGCTGCGGGTGTTGCTGAAGCGGCAGAGCGAGGCGGCACATCAAGCAGTCACAATGATGGGCAGGTACGCCGAGCGATACGGATTCCTGCTGGGCGGGCTGGAGATGGTTGCCATCGGGCATACGACGGCCGAAAGGGTGTTGAGGTGTGCGAGAGACAAATACCCGGAAGACCCCGCAAGTACCCCGCAAGTAGCCCGCAGAACGCACAAGAACAGGAGCGGCGAGACATGGACACTGAGAACACGCAAGGCGCGGCCGAGCCGTCTCCTGCATCCGCTGGTTCTCAGCCGGTGGCGTGGGCTGTCTGGTCGCCATCTTTCGGCTATCCGTTTGGCGATGCGGCAATCTTCAAGCGGAACGAACTTGCAATCGAAATGTGCGTGATGAATGGGTACGGCGTTGACGACATTGTTCCGCTGTATCGCAAGCCGATGTTGGCAGACGAGGAGTTGAAAGCGATCCGAAGGGCGAAGGCAGTGGCACGCGAGATGCACGACTCGCGAATAGAGGCTGCGCTGGGTGGCCTACTGGAGCGGCTAGGCTGAGAACGGCTGCATTGAGCAGCCCGAGAGGGGACTTTGATATGACGCAGGACGATGCCGGGTCTGCTCCAATGCTTGGTTCTCAGCCGGTGGCGTGGGCTGTTGTGCGCACCGATGGGGAGTTTGAGTGCGTGCGCGAGTTGGAGGATGAGGCCCGCGAATACGCTGCATGGGTGCGGTCGGAGATGGGCGGGCAATACGACGTTCTGCCACTCTACGCCAGCGACAGGTGTCCTCACATTCTCGGAAAGACGACGCACTACTGCTCGCTCAACTTCACGCTCACCAATGCGGAGCGGGCGGCGATCAGCGAGGCTTGCGACGAGGGGCGATGGTATCCACGCGATTACCACCATATTCGCACGCTGCGCGGGCTGCTGGAACGGCTAGGCTGAGAACTTGTGTTTACACGGTCCGTATAACACGCCGCTTCCGTATATCACGCCGCCCCACTCATACGCGAAACTCATCGCAAAACGACTGATTGCCAATATGATCGGGGCGTCGCGATCAGACGGCGCAGCCGCTCGTCGCCCGCCACCACGCCACGGTCTCGGCGATCCCTTCTCGCAGCGTGACCTGCGGCTCCCACCCGAGCACCTTGCGTGCCAGTGAGGCGTCGACCGCACGGCGAGGCTGGCCGTCCGGCTTCGAGGAGTCCCAGCGGATCGTGCCGTGATGCTCGCACTCGCCGGCGATCAGTTCGGCGAGGTCTCGCATCGTCACCTCGCCGCCGCCGCCGAGGTTGACAGGCTCCGGCGTCTCGATGCGTTCGGCGGCACAAAGAATCCCTTCGGCCGCGTCGGCGACGTGCAGAAACTCGCGGCTGGCACTTCCGGTCCCCCAGAGCGTGACGTCGCCGGCATCGCAGAATCGCCGGATCATGGCTGGGATGACGTGGCTGGACGCCGGGTCGAAATTGTCCCCGGGGCCGTACAGATTGGTCGGGATCACGACGGCCCCCTCCATCCCGTACTGGGCGTGGTACTGCTTCAGGAGTTCGTAGACGGCCCTCTTCGCCACGCCGTACCCGGCGTTCGTCGGCTCTGGGTAGCCGTTCCAGAGGTCTTCCTCCTTGAACGGCACGGGCGGCGAGACGGGGTACGAGCATACCGTCCCGACGGCGACCGTGCGGCGGCACTCGTGCAGGCGGGCGGCCTCGACGACGTTCAGGCCCATCGCGAGGTTCGCGTATGTGAACCTGCCCGGCGTCCGCATATTGGCGCCGATTCCGCCGACCTCCGCGGCCAGATGCAAGACGACGTCCGGCCGGCAGGCTGCGAACAGTCTCGCCGTGGACCGCGGGTCGGTCAGGTCGCACACGCGCCGCCGCGGCACGGTGACCTGCGTGCAGCCGCGCTCCTCGAGCAGCCGGCACACGACGCGGCCGAGGAACCCTGCCCCGCCGGTGACCAGCACACGGCAGTCAGCGAGACTGAGCGACGACATACTCCTGCCTCGCGAGTTCGATGTCTGCCTCGACCATCAGTCGGACCAGTTCGTCCGGCTGCGTCGCCGGCCGCCATCCGAGGACTCGCTCGGCCTTCGCGGCGTCGCCGAGGAGGAAGTCGACCTCGGCCGGTCGGTAGTAGCGGAGGTCGATCTCGACGTAGTCGCGGTAGTCCATGCCGGCAGCGGCGAACGCGGCCTCGCAGAACTCGCGGACAGTCTGCGTCTTCCCGGTGGCGATGACGTAGTCGCCCGGCTCGTCCTGTTGCAGCATGAGCCACATCGCCTCGACGTAGTCGCCGGCGAAGCCCCAGTCCCGCATGGCATCCATGTTGCCGAGGAAGAGTTTGTCTTGCAGGCCGTGCTTGATCCGGCCGACGGCCCGCGTGATCTTCCGCGTCACGAAGGTCTCGCCACGGCGTGGGCTTTCGTGGTTGAACAGGATGCCGCAGGAGGCGTGGAGGCCATAGGACTCTCGGTAGTTGACGGTGAGGTGGTGGGCGAAGGTCTTCGCGCACCCGTAGGGTGATCGCGGCTTGAACGGCGTTGTCTCGTTCTGCGGCTCCGGTGACGCATTGCCGTACTGCTCGCTCGACGACGCTTGGTAGACGCGGCAGTCGGGGACCGACCGGGCGGCCTCGAGGACGTTGAGCGTGCCGAGGGCCACGCTTTCTGCCGTGTAGTGCGGCTGGTCGAACGAGACGCGGACGTGTGACTGCGCCGCCAAGTTGTAGATTTCGTCCGGCCCGACCTCGCGGACGATCCGCATCAAGGCGCCGCCGTCGGTGACGTCGCCGTAGTGCAGGTGGAGCGAGTCGAAGATGTGCTCGATGCGCTGCGTGCCGAACGTGCTCGAGCGGCGGACTATACCGTGTACGGTATATCCCTTGGCGAGAAGGAACTCTGCCAGATAGGAGCCGTCCTGCCCCGTGATCCCTGTGATGAGTGCTGTAGGCATGGCGGCATTGTAGCGTTTTGCCGCCTACGAATCGCGTCCTCGCCAGAATGCCCACGCCCCCGCCACGAGCGGCGGCAGCCAGATGGCCCACGCCTGCGGCACCTGCCAGCCGAGCGAGCCGCTCGCCACGATTGCGAGGACGCCGACGATGCCTCCCGCGATACGCCAGCCGCACGCCGACAGGACGGCCGCGACGAGTCCGAGGAGGAGCACGGTCGCGACAATTGCCGCGACGAGGAACGCGAGGGACTCCATCACTCCGGCCCCGCCACTACGCCCTCTGCCACGCCCACCTTCGCCACGTACTGCATCAACGCCCCCACCGCCGCCGCGAGGTCGGGATCGGAGTCGGCTCCCGCGAGCAGGTCGCGTACGTGCAGCCGGATCGGCTCGGCGGGTGCCTCCTCCACGCCGGTCTCGGTGGTGCGGAATCGGACCAGCGTGACGCGGGCTTCGGCTTCGCCTCCTGTCACGCTTGACACTACGATTTCACGGACCCACAGGCGGTCGTACGTGGCTGCGTAAGACAGCGGCTCGGCAGCGTACAGCGTGGGGATGTCAGGCATTGATCCTCTCCTCTAGTGCGGCGATGCGTGCGTTGCTTTCTTGCAGTGCCTTGATCAACACGGGCACCAACTTTTCATACGCCAACCCCAGATGGTCGCCGCACTGCGCGACCACGCTGTCGGCGTAGTCGGTGCCCGCGAGTGCCGCCTGAGCCTCTTGTGCGATCAGTCCGACCTGACGCTCGGTGGCGAAGTTGCGGTCGCTCTGCGGTATGAAGTCGAACGCGACGGGTCGCAGCGATTCGATGACGCTGGTGGCGTCGGTCAGCGATTCGACGCGAGTCTTGAAGCGGGCGTCTGAGGTGGCGATCGTCGCGTTGGTGGCGTAAATCTGGGAGTTGACTTGCAGAAGGTAGGCACCGTTGTCGGTGGTGGTGCCGATGAGTACCTCACCGCCCAGCGCCTGCATGTAGATCGGATACGAAACGGACGATCCGAAACTCTGGCACTGGATGTACGTGCCTCCAGTGCTTGTGTTTACTCCTCCAATGCCAAGCCCATAGCCTGCCGAGAAGTTCTCAATCGTCAGAGGGTAGTATGTTTTCGCACCAAGCGCCGGAGTGCCGTTTGCAGATTGATACAGTGACGACGTGCCGACGATGTTCAGTCGCTCCGTCGTCATCTGCGTCCCAATCCCCACATTCCCGCTCGCATCCACCCGCACCCGCTCAAGCGAGTCGGTGACGATCGACAGCGAATTTGCACCGCCGACCTGCTGGATGCCCGTATCGTCGTCCCCGCTGATCGCCAGTCCCGGCTTGTACGAGCCGCTGCTGCCGCTGCCTGCGGTGACGAAGCATTGCCCAGCCATCACCGTCTGCGCGACACCTGTGCTGGCATCGGTGCGACACCGCATCACCTCGCTTAGGCTGCCTGCACCGCCGCCCGTCTGCGCGAAGAACACCAGCGCGCCAGCGTAGTTCTGTGATGCGGACGAGTCCTTGACGCCCTGAATCGCGCCGAATCCGTAGTCCGCAGTGCTGTTCCCTGTCTGGCCCTTGAAGAACACAGTTGGTCCGACATTGACCGCAGCGGTCGCCGTAGAGGTAAGGACAACAGTATGAGACGTGCCGTTTGCCGGTGCAGAACCGACGCTGCCAGACACGGAGACGCTTCCCGACGTAACCGCCGCCGCACCGGTGAACGCCGGACTCGCCGTCGGCTGCACGGACAGCACCGTGCGTGCCGTCGCGGCGTCCAGTTCCTCCACGTCGCCTGCACCCGCAGACGAGCGACCGAGAATGCGGTTGGTGGCGGAGACGTTCTGGAGTTTGGCGTAGGTGACGGCGTCGTTCTGAATCTTCGCCGTGCTGACGGTGTTGTCCGTCGGCGTGCGGGTGTCGCTGAGACGCGAGTCGTTGCCCTGACACGCGGTGCCGCCACTGGTCCCGTACGTCACGCTCACCGTGCCGTTGATTGACACGCCCAGCCCCGAGCCGACGATCATCGCACCGGCGGCACCCGTCGTCGCGAGTGGCAGGCGGGCGGCGTCCAGCGTGCCGGAGGTCACGGCACTGGCCGCGATGGCGATCGTCGTGTTCGACGCCGCCGTCAGGCGACCGTCAGCGCCGACGGTGAACGTGGCGACCTGCGTTGCCGAGCCGTAGGACGCTGCGGACACACCGCTCGCGGCGATTGTCGGATTCGGGTATGTGCCTGCGAGCGAGCCGCCTGCACTGCCCGTCGGAGTGCGGGAGTCGGAGAGCCTCGCGTCATTGCCGATGCACACGGTGCTCGAAGACGAGCCCGTCGGAATGCGGGCAATGTCCAGCGTGCCGGACGTGATGTCCGACGCTGCGTGCGTGTGCGACGACGACGCCTTGCCATCGAGCGCCGTCTGAAGCCCGGTCACGTCGGAAATCGCGTGCGTGTGGCTGCTTGACGCCTTGCCGTCGAGGGCGGTTTGCAGCCCCGTTACATCAGAGATCGAGTGCGTGTGCGACGCGAGGGCGTAACTCTGGAACGTGAACGACGTGATGACGTTCGAGGCGTCCTTGAAATACAGAACTTTGTCGGCGTAGTTCAGTGCCAACTCGCCGTGCAGGAGCGACGACGGGGCCGATGCTCCGGGCGTGCCGTTGCGCTTGAGTTGGACCGGCGTTGGCACTAAAAAGACCCTCCATCGAGCGTCTCAAGAAACGCCACCGACGTGCCGGACGCGGAGTAGGTCAGGATGCCGTCGGTCGTGCCGCCCTGCACGGCAGAGACCGTGTCGAGCGCGTTCGACCCGAGGACGCTGCCCTTCGGCACGGTCGCGAGGCCAGTTCCACCCTTCGTAGGCCCGATCGCCGTTGCAGACCACACGCCGGTGGTCACCGTGCCGAGCGTCGTGATCGACGTCTGGCCGGCGTAGGCCGTCGAGATGTCGATGGAGTCGGCTGCCACGCTGATCCGATCCGCCGTCCCGACGGCGTTGATCGTGCTGCCGTCCTTCGTGAGGCCGTTGCCGGCGGTGATCTGGCCGGCGCCGGAGAACTGGGCGAACGCCAGCGACGTCGTGCCGACCGTGATCGTGCCGTTTGTCGTCAGCACCCAGCCCGTGTCCGCGTTCGTCGTGCCTTCCTCTACGAACGTGAACGCACCCGGCGTCACTTCGGCGTCAGCGTCGAAGTCGGTGGCACGCACCGCCGCCCCGGACGCCTGCACGACGTAGATGCCGTTCTGCGACGCCGTGTCCTGATTCTTGACGAGCACCCGGTCGCCCGTGGCGAGCGTCACGCCGTCGATCGCGTCGCCGTTCTCAAGCGCGCTCGACAGGTCGATGTTCGCCGTGGTCGCGGCCCTGACGCTTTGCTTGACGTCGAGGCCGTTCCTCGCAGCATCGACGTCCGCTTTCCTCGCGGCGTCGTTCGCATCTGTCGGCGCCGCGAGGTTCGTGATCTTCTGCGAGTTCATCGTCAGCGACGCCGTCGGCGCAGCGAATGACGTCAGGTTGTACGCCTTGACCGTGGTCTCGAGGTCGGTCACGTTCGCCGCGACGTGTGTGTGGACGGCGGACGCGGCGGAAACATCGACCGAGGTCAGGCTGACTGTGCCGACCTTTCCGTTGACGCTTGAGACCGGCCCGTACTTGGCCGCCTCTGTCGCGAAGTCAGTGACGTCGGCTGCGACGTGCGTGTGGACGGCGGACGCCGCGCTCACGTCGACTGACGTCAGGCTGACAGTCCCGGTCTTCCCGTTGACGCTGGAAACCGGCCCGACGAGCGACGCGGCTGTCGTGAAGTCGGTGATCTTGACGCTGGTCAGCGACGGGATGTCGTCGGCCACGAGCGCACGGAACGTCGGCGCCGCGTCCGGCCCCGAAGTCGGCCCGGCGAGCACCTTGTTGGCCTCGCGGACAGTGACGATCGAGATGAACGCCCCGCCGCCGCCGATAGCGACCACGTTCGCGGCGTTCGTGCCGCTCGAGCCGGTGCCGATGTAGAGCGTGCCAGCACCGCCCGTGCCGGCGGCTTCGGCGTAGGCTAACTCCGCATTCAGGAGATGCTCAGGAGCCGAGCCGCCTGTAGACCTGCGGATACGAATGCGATTAGCCATGCGAAGTTACCTCCATCCACTAGGTTTGTTTCTGCGTAGTCGCGCCATTTGCCTGTTGAGTACCGCAGCACGTCGCCGTCCGCCGGCGAGGCGATCTGCACGTCCGTCAGTTGGCTCAGTGCCGTGGCGCCTCCAGTCGCCCCGATGTCGCCGGACGGACCCTGCGGCCCGATGCCGCCCGTGACCGCTGCCGCGACGGCTCCGCTGCCGACGGTCGCCGAGACGCCGGCGCCGCTGACGGTCGCCGAAATCCGCGTTCCCGTGACGCTGGCCGTGATGCTCACCGCGCCACCTCGACGAAGCCCGAAAGTGCCGTCCGCTTCACGTCGCCCGGGGCGATCCACTCAAGCCGCCACGAGTACGTGCCCGGCTGGAGCGCCTCGGTCTGTGCCTCGGTCATCGCGACGGACACGACGCCCGTCGAGGCGTTCGTGATCGTCGAGGTGATCGTGCCGACCGAGTTCCCCGTGATCGGCGACACGATCGACGATGACACCGTGTACCCCGACATATCTATGTCAAAGTCGATAGTCGTTCCGAACTGGTCCCCGCGACGGAGCGAGAGGTTCAGCGGACCCGGCAGTTGGCTGTAGGTATTGCTCACCGAGGCTGCTCCACGGAGACCTTGTATTGCCTCGCCTCTTCAGCGGCCTTGGGCTGGAGCGCGTAGAGGAGCCGGGTCTGCTCCTCGATCGCGCTGGCGATGTCCTTCTGCGACTCCGAGATCGTCTTCAGGAACGCCGAGTGCTGCTCCACGAGCGGCAGGAGGACGTCGGTGCGGAGGAAGTAGCCTCCGGCCACGCAAAGCAAGGTCGGCAGGCCGTAGCGTTCGAGGACCGTCTTCAAGACGTCGTTCATTTCTTCACCGCTCACGGGACGCCTCGTGACGCCACAAAGGCAGAATGCGGCGTTATTTCATTGTATCGTTTTGCAGCCTTACCCACGCAGCATCCACGCGGCCGGCGAGGACCGACAAATCCCCATCGTTGAGCACCTCGTCGTCCACGAGGCGGGCCTCGATGCCACGCTCGCTCGAGTGCGACCCGGCAGAACCAGCCAATCCAGCCCCGGGCCTGACGACGCGCCAGACGTACCCGCCGCGGGCGTGGATCGCCTCGGCCTCGTTGTCGAATCGGACGTCCGTGATCACGGCGAGCGGCGACTCAGAGTCTTCGATCCGCTTCATGGTCGCCATCACCCAGATTTCCGGGTGGATCGTCTCGCGCCCCCACTCCGTGCCGATCGTCTGGAGGAGCCGCCGCGGGCTGGCCGGCAGCCACGGCAGGTCGCGTTCCTTGTGCCGGCGGTCCTGCAACTCGGCGATCGACATCCCGGTGATCGCCGAAATCGCCGCGTACAACGGGTCAGCGAATCCGAAGACGCCGGCGCCGTGCCGTGCCGCCAGCATCTCCGCCACCGTGTTTTTGCCGCAGCCGGCGGCGCCGCAGAGGCCGAGGATCATCACTTCACCCCTGCGACGTGCATGGCCGTCAAGCCGCCCTCTGGGCGGTAGAGGAACGTCTCCATCGCTCGGCGGGCGCCTATGAATCCGTGCTCGGAGTGCCAGTCGTCCGTGGCCCCGACACTGGGAGCGGTTCGGACGATCACCGACTCGATGGTCTCGATCGGCCGCTGCCACTCGGCGGCCTGCGAGTGGTAGTGTCCCGTGTGGTACTCGCGGTACGGGCATCGCGCCCAATCGGCGGCGGCCTCGATCGCCATGATCTGCGGCAACTTCCGCTTCGCCCGGTGGCCGTGGGCGATTCCGAGCAGATTGGCCCCGTGCGTGACGTACTGCCGGCCGGTGAACTTCATGCTCACGGCGACGCGCTGGTCGTTTCGGAACCGCTCGAACAGGATGCGCTGAAACGCCCAACTGAGGGTCTCGTCATGGTTCCCGTTCACGACGTGGACGTCGGTCGGCGTCGTCGCGGCGGACTGCTCGACGATCGACAAGAGCGCGTCGCTGCCGACCTCGATCATCTTCTGAAGGCGGCCGTCGCGCTCCAACTGCGTGCCGCTGGTGGTGGTCCCGTGCGGCGAGTCGTAGTGAAAGAGGTCGCCGAGGTAGAAGATGCTCCTCCGAGCGGGCTTGTACTCGTTGCCGACGGCGATCAGTTCGTTCGACGTCTGCCTGATGACGCGGTCGGCGATGTCGAGATCGTAGTCGCCGTGTCCGGTTGTCTTGCTCCACGCATACTTGCCGACGTGAACGTCCGCCACCACGATGACCTGCCACAGTTCTCCCTTCGGCTTCTTGTGGCGGCTCACCGGCCGCTGCTTGAGGCCGACGGCGCCGGCGATCATCGCCTCCACAACCTCGCGGGTCGTCGGCCCCGCCTTGGGCTTCAGCCGGACGAAGACGCGGTGTAACTCGGTGACGGTCGTGCCGCCCTTGCCATCGCTCGTCGCGCACTCCCACTTGGTGGCTTCGGATGCCGCTACTTCATACCGCTGCAAGTCCGCCTCGATGTGCGCGAGGAGGTCTTCGACGGTCTTGATGCGGCGGCTCGTGCTGCGGGCCTCGAGCACGTCGCCCTCGCGCTTGGTCGTGACCTGCTCCGCGTCCGGGGCGGGTTCAGGCTGTGGCAGTTTGGCCGCCACCTTGGCGATCAAGTCCTCCTGAGCCATGCCTTCACTCCTTGCGGGCCGATGACGATGCCCAGTTCGCCGAGCGTCGCCGAGATCGCCCGGCACGCCGTGATCTCCCGCTTGCCGAACCGGCCTGCAAAGTACGCATCGCGGAGCGGCAGAACCTGCTCCGCCTGCTCCGGCGTGAGCCGCTGCCACCACGGTTTGACGTGCGGCGTCGTGTCCACCCGGGACGCGACTCGTTCGATGAGGTCATCCGCTGACAACTTCTCGTCCATGCTGCACCTCACGAGAGACCGTCGCACGCCATCAGGAGTGCGCTGATGTGATGCCCGACACGCTCCTCGTCCCCTGACAGGATCGCTTCCACGCCAGACCCGGCGGCGTCGATGGCCCCCGCGTGGACGCTCTCGCAGACCGCGGCGTCCTCGGCGAACACGGCTCGGTTAAAGTCCACGACCGCCCTGTTGAACACCTCGCGGCGTTCCGCCTGTGCCGGCGAGAGGTCGCCGACCTTCGTCGCGTAGACCAGAGACGTGAACTCCGTGTCGCCGACGCCAGCCGGCGAGAAGAACTGGACCGATACGCTCATGCCGGCCGCGCTCGCGATTGTGCAGTGCGGGAAGACCAGTTGGTGGACGTAGCCGGCAGGCTTGTACGGACGCGACGCGAACACGTCCTCCATCGATTCAAGCCACGCCGTGGTCTTCGCGGACAAGGGCGTCGACCACGACGAGTGCGGGCCGGCGAATGAGAACTCGCCGCCGTTCGCGCCGAGCCGGTGGAACGTCTCCGGGTGGACGTGGCCGACGTGGTACGCCTCGAGCGTGTTCTCGACGGCGATCTTCCAGTTGCACCGCATCCAGATGCGGTTCGTGTCGAGTTTCTCGCCGCAGGCTTCCGTCATCGCGGCGATCGTCCCCCAAGCATCTCCGAGCCACGCCTCCAGTTCGATCGCTTTCGTGCGGCAGACGAACACGAGGTTCCCGCACCGGGCCGTCTCGTACACGGCGAGGCCGTGCTCCGCGAGGTTCACGCCGTCGAAACTGGGCCGCTTCGGCACCCGGCACGGTAGGCCGTCAGGCCCGAACTCCCAGCCGTGGTAGCCGCAGACAAGCGGGCCGGTCCCGCAGGGCTTCGTGACAAGCCTGTTGAGGCGGTGCGGACAGACGTTCAGGAACGCCTTCAGTTCGCCGTCGACGTTCTGGACGATGACCTTCCCGCGGACGACGTAGTCGCCGTCTCCGGCGATCTCGTTCGCCATGCAGGCCGGAGTCCAGACGGAGTTCGCAAGCGCCGTCACCTCGCGGGCGTACTGCTCCTCAGAAGCGTAGTAGGCGGCCGGGATCATTGTGCTGTCATGCCCCCGTCGATCGTGAGGATGGCCCCCGTCGTCCACTTCTGCCGCAGGAGGTACTGGATCGCCTCGGCGACGTCCTCCGGCTCGCCGAGGCCGAGGAGGTGATCGTCGACCACGGCTTGCCACTGCTTCGGAGACATCGTGTGCTCGAGCCGCTCCTGCATCGGCGTCCTGACGACGCCGGGGGCGACGGCGTTGACCCGGATGCCGGAGGGGGCCAGTTCGACCGCCAGCGCCTTGGTCAGCCCGAGCACTGCCGCTTTCGACGCGGCGTAGGCGCTCGCAGCGGCCTGTCCGACGATTCCAGCCACGCTCGCCACGAACACGATCGCGTCGGACCCGCCGGCCCGAACGGCCGGCTGCCGGAACGCCTTGGCGACGTGCCACGCCGTGTGGTAGTTCGCCGCGATCATCTCGTCCGCTTTGGCGTGCGTCTGGTATCGCAGGGGGATCAGCGAGTGGATGCCGGCGGCGTGGACGACGCCATCGAACTTCCCGTGGACCGCAGCGATGTCCGCGAGCACGTCGTCGGTGCGGTCGCCCAGCGACACGAGGTCGATGCTCTTCCAGCCGTGGTTGCCTGCTGGCAGTGCGTCGTGGACTTCCCGCAGGCGGCCGTAGTCCCGGCCGAGCAGGTAGACGTCGTGGCCTCCGGCGGCCAAGAGTCTCGCCGTGGCGGCCCCGATGCCGCTGGACCCTCCGGTCACGAGGTATCTCACTCGGCGACCTCCACGAGGTCGTGGAGCCTCGTCGTGGACAGGTCGGCGGCGACGGCGCAGTACGACCAGCCACCGCCGAATCCGGCCATGACCGTCTTCCCCTTGCCGCCGGTGGTCACGAGCGCCAGCGGGATCGACGCGCTCGACACGTTGCCGAACCGCCGGACGACGCCGTCGACCCACTTTGACTCCGGCACGCCGCACTTCTCGCGGAGGTGGCGGAGCATGAACTGGTTCGGCTGGTGCGGCACGATCTGGTCGACCGTGTCCATCGTCCAGCCGGCCGCAGCGAGCGACTCGGTGACCATCATCGGCACCGTCCGCACCGCGAACTCAAAGACCTCGGCGCCGTTCATCTTCAAGTACGCCGTGTCGCCGTGACCGAGCGACAGATGATCCGCCCCGCTCCCGTCGCTGCCGAAGGCGACGTGCATGGGCGGAGCGTCCTCGTCCCGCTCGAGGATCGTCGCGCTCACTGCGTCGCCGAAGAGAGGCTCGGTCGCCCTGTCGTTCGGCGAGACGACGGTCGACAGGCAGTCGCCGGCGACCAAGAGGACGCGGGGCACGCCGGCGGCCACGAGGCCGGACGCCACCGCGAGGCCGTAGGTGTAGCCGGAGCACCCTTGGTTCACGTCGAACGCAGCACACGCCGTGCCGAGATTGAGCCTGCCGTGCAGGACGTTCGCGACCGGGGGGATGCGCTGATCCGGCGTCTGCGTGACGACGACGATCGCCTGCACCGCCCGGCCGAGCACCTCGCGGCACGCGGCCTCGGCCAAGTCGGTGAGCGTCAGGCGATCGACGACACGACGCTCGCGGACGCCGGTGGCGGCCTCCAGTTTCGACGCCGCGGCGCCCCAGCGCGACTGATCTCGCACGGTCGAAGGCACGGCCACGGCGATGTCGCGGATCGCGACGCCTTGGATGCTCATTGGATTCCCACGAGCGCGGCCAAGTCGCCGACGGTCCTTGCTTCCATGAGCCGTGCGGCGCTCACGATCACGCCGTACTTCTTGTCGGCCATCGCCATGAACCCCATCGCGCTCATGGAGTCCCACCCGGCAAGGTGGTTCAGGGACATCTCCGGCTGGCTGGTGCCGGCCGGCTGCTCGACCAGTTGGTCGAGCGCTTCGCAGAACTCGCTCATTGTGGCTTCCTGTAGATAACGGCCGCAGGGACTCCCATCACGGTGGATCGCTCCGGCGCCTCGCGGACGACGACGCTGCCGCTGCCAACGATCGACCAGTCGCCGGCGTGGGCGTGTGGCAGGATGCTCGCGTGCGACCCGACGAGGACGCCCTCTCCGAGGCTCGCGTGCCCGCAGATGTCGGCGTGGCTTGAGATCGAGCAATAGTCGCCGGTCACCGTGTCGTGGCCGACGGTCGCAGCGCAGTTGACCGTCACGAACCGCCCGATGGACGAGCCGACGCTCAGGATCGCATGGGGGCAAATCACGCAGCCCTCTCCCATCGCGGCCGGCTCGGTGACGATCGCGGTCGGGTGAACGAGCGTCCAGAACCGCGCCCCGCGACTGCGGAGCCGCTCACAGACGATCCGCTTGAGGGCCGGCTCGCCGATGCCGCACAGGAAGACGTCGCGAGGTGAGAATACGAGGTCGTCAGGCAGGACGGGCAGGCCGCACGCGACGCCCTCGGCCGTGTCGAGGAAGGCGTCCACGTCGATGCCTGCGTCCCGTGCCCAGCGGAGCACCTCGCGGCCGAAGCCGCCGGCGCCCACGATGTACGTGTTGCTCACGGCTGCTTGTCCTCTTGCAGGCGGTAGCCTAAGAACCAGAGGATTCTGCTCACGTCGCGGGCGCTCGCCGTGATCGTCTCCTCGGACATCTGCGGGAAGCACACATGGAGCGCCTCGTGGATTTCGGTCTCCATGCGAGTCCGACCTTTCAGCCGCGAGTCGATCAAGACCTTCCGCACCGACGGCTCGTCGGGCTTGTTCGGGTCAGGCAGGTACGCCCACCCAGCCGCCTGCCCTCGGAGACGGCTATATCGCCACACCCAGCGGGCGCCAGCGATCAGGAAGTGGTGGGTCGCCGCCATGCCGGATAGTGTCCTTGGGACGCCTAGCGTAAGTCAAGTGATGTTTTTTGGTGCTAGC